ATGACTCGCAAACAGCCGTTTGGGTAGAAGTTGACAAGGCTGCATAAAATCATTAAAAAAAGGTATTAGGAGATTAAATGGTAACGTATTCAACTGGTCTTAGAACGGAATTACAAGTAACAGGGGAAAATTCAGGTACATGGGGAACCATTACCAACAATAACTTTTCCCAGGTCTTTGAATTCGCCATTGCTGGTGTATATGCAGTACCTGCTCTTACAACAGGAACTGGGATAACATTAACCAATGCCGACGGACCCGATACCGCGGCCAACAACCAAGCTAGACAAAATCAATTAATTTTTTCAGGGACTGTTTCGGCAGCTCAGACAATTCAATTTCCCGCTACACAAAAAACTTATGGAATTTACAACAACATTTCTGGCGGTGCGGCCATAACAGCACGATTAGGAGCCACAGGCAATACTATGAGTATTGTAAATGGTAAGTACCGTTTAGTTGCCACAGACGGCACCAATTGGTACGATATTTTTTCTTTAGCTGGATTAGGCGAAACATGGGTGGAAAAAGCAACTGGCGATTCCCCTTACACAGCCTCGGACGGTGATAATATTATCTGTGATTGTTCAAGCGGAGCAATTACCATAACATTACCCGCCTCTCCCACAATTGGAATGCAAGTAAAGATAATTGACGGTGACGGCAATGCGGGAACCAATAACATTACCGTTGATGGAGGATCTGAAAAAGTTCAAGGAGATGCAGCCGACATGATAATTTCCACTAATAGTGCAGCAGTTTCTTTGGTATATTATGATTCAGGAAATGGTTGGAGGCTAAAGTACAATGACTAATCTACAGGATTTTACAAACAGAAGTGAAGTAGGCACAATCAAGCCTTGGGGAAAAACTACAGCCCCTAGCGGATATTTATTATGCGATGGAACGGCTGTTTCACGAACAACCTACGCGGAATTATTTGTCGTTCTTTCCACCACTTACGGAGTGGGCAACGGTTCAACAACTTTTAATGTCCCCCAACTGCAAGGAAAAACTCCACAAGGATATGATGGCAATACATACAACTTGGCGGGAACGGGCGGTGCCAACACGGTAACCGTGGCGGTTACCAACAACCAAGCGGCAACTAATACTGTTACCAATAACCAAGCGGTAACGGTAACAGGATCTATTTCCAATACATCACTCACCGAGGCTCAACTAGCCTCTCATAGTCATACTATTAACAGTAGAAGCGGCTCGCCCCCACCTCATTCATCGTCGTATGATTTGAAGGCTGGTCCTACCTCGCCACTGAGTCCAGTACCTAGTGACGCTGCAGGTTCAGGGACGGGGCATACTCATGCTCATACCTTGGCGGGAACAATGACAGGTACTGTGGCAGTAACTTCTACACTTACAGGGACGGTAACGGCAGCGGGAAACAACACTTTTTCACCTTACGTGGTGGTTAACTACATTATAAAACACTAAGGAATATTTATGGCAACTCATATTGTAATATCAAATAACGACTCTATTAACATAGATGATTCTTTTCACATTAGTTGGGTGGATAAAGGCAATGCAATGCCTGCACTAGAGAATACGATTCATTATGTTTTATGGACTTCAGGACAGAAGGAAATTCAAAGCAAGGATGCTAGTGGCAATATGACGGGAAATACTGACTTAAATTCTACTTCTGATGCTGTTGGATCAACAACCATAGTTGATCTTCTTACATGGGGAGAAACCCGAAAAGGTCAAATTGCAACAGCGAATAGCGATCACGACACAGCATTTTCAGCGGCTACTGATGCGTGGGTAGCTGATGGAAACGATGCTGATACTTTAGTCTGGAATAAGACTTGGCGCGATTACGATCCTAACTATTAAAATATTTGATTACTTGGTTCATGACAAAATACCTCAAAGTTTAGGCTAACTCTTTTTTTATTGTTACTTATAAGAGGTCTGTGATTTAAAAAACCTGGAAAAATTAAAAGATCGTAATTTTTAGGTTCAATATAAAAAATTTTATTATCATGTTCAAACTCTATTCCACAATCTTTAACTGTTTCTAAATATAATACACCACATATTGTGCATGTGTTAATGTGATTGTGCCAGGTATCTCCTTCATGATAATCTTTATCTGTAAAATAACTCCACAGTTTGGTTGGAGTATTAATTATATTAAATTTTTTAAGTTTTTTTTTACAACTCTTTGTAAATAAAGAATATAATTTATCATGATATTTTGTAAAAACTTGAAAACTATAATCGGCATTCTTTTTTGTTTTTGAACAATCTTTTATAATATCTTCCTTTATATTTTTAATTTCTTTTTTTAAATTATCTATATATAAAACCCTACTATTCATAAATTTCCTCTTTCTCATCAGCGTGAGGACCGTTTAAATCAACATAATGCACGAAAACTTGATGATGCCAATATTCTTTTGATTGTTGAAAAACAGGCCTCCAATGCTCTATCTCTCCTCCTTTATAAATAACTCCATCACCTGACTTAATATTTATAGGTATATTTCCCATGCAAAGAGGCCATTGATATGTTTTATCAGGGTAAAAATATTTTAAAGTTATAGAGGCACTTATTTCACAAACCTTTCTGTCAATATGTTTTTTTAATTCGGCGCCCCCTAAATAAAGTCTGCTATAACTGTAAATAGGCTTTAGTTTTAAATTAGTTTCTTTTTCCATAATGGGGAGTAAATGATAGAGTAAATGTCGATAAATTTCTGAGTCCCTGGAATGTATTGAAAAAGCAAGAGGAACTTCATCATCAGGTTCTATGGTTGTTTTTCCATAGTTTTTTAAATGCCAAGTAGACAGATATTCTACCAAATCCATGGACAACATGTTTTTGACATATACATATTTATTTTTCATTAATGAATCCAAGTGATGATAGAGTGTCTATTTCCGTTTGTAACGGGTCTGACTGCATGGGGGAAACAAAAGTTACTGGGAAAAACAACAACGCTACCAGCTTTTTTAGGGACTATGTATTCTCCTCCGAAAAACGCAAAATCTCCTCCTTCATAATCATCATTTAAAATTAAAGAACAACTTAAAACACGAGGAAACATATCAAAATGATCCGTATGTTCTTTGTATTCCCCTTTCTCAGATCCTATGTATAAAAGATGCTCATATCCTGTGTCTTCAATCGTTGTCCATGTCTGAAACTCTAGATGGTCTTGCTGATATAATTTTAAAATTTCTCCTACTATTTTAAAAATATCATCACTAAATTCATCCTCTAATTTTTTTGTATAACACTTCCTAGCAGAGCCTATTTCCTCATATCCTCCCGTAGCCGCCCTATTGAACGTCATATCTTTTCTATTGACAATTTTATCACATAACTTTTGGTCAATTAACTTTTCGTAGCATTTCACAAAATCACTTAATTTTTTCATTTATTTAAAACTTTTTTTATTCCAGAACATTTTTTTATACCGGTCCACAAACTTACTTTCCAGAAGTCGAAGGGTTTGACCATGGGCTACTTCCATTATAAAACCAGACCATTTTTTCCATGACTCTCGTTTAAATGGAATTACTTGAACCATGGGCTCTCCTTTTTTCAAAAGGGTTTGCTGAGTCCATTTTTTCCAATGAAAAGGAAAATTAATTACATTAATATACGTATCCGTATCCACCACTCCAGATATGATTTCAAAACGTTCTTCCATCCGATTAAGGGGTTGAATAAATAAACAGCTATATCCTGGCGGGGTTCTAATTAGCCATTTGTTATGAAATTTTCCCGCGTTTTCTTTTCCCTTGTCATCTCCTAACGGAAGTTGGGTTTTACTATGAAATCCCGCAGGTTCAGGTTCTTTGTTGGCAGCCGTTATACTTAAATCTTTTTCCGTTGCATCCACAACATAATCTTGGTCAAAAGGAATAATATATCCAAAAGTTAAGGCATCCAAAAAAGGGACGCACGTCTTAACCGTTGGTTTGTGAATATTATTGTCTGTGTGACGTTTCAAATCTTTATAATTCTTTGAAATAAAATAACTGGCGGCTTGGGGATGTGGCCATATATTTTCATAATCTTTATCAGTGGCAATGAAAGTTATTTTCTTTTCAAACATTTTTATTCTTCTCCTTTTTCACAATAAAATTAAAAGACATGGATCGACGAACTGCTTTAGGGTCCTTGGTTTTAAAGGGCATTACACAATGTTGGTGACGGGCGTGAAAGATATAAAAATCCCCAACTTTAGGGGTAACGTAATAAGTGGTGTTTCCTCCCATTATAAAACACAGCTCCCCATCCTTGAACTTGTGGGGATCTTTTGCATCGTTAATGAATTCGGGAACTTTTAAAAATAAAACTGTTGA